TTCATAAGCTCTTTCACAAACGGCACCCGCTTGTGGTACTGCTGCGTCAGTTCTTTGGCGTCATCAAACTCCAGATCCAGTTGATCGGCCAGCTTACGCACGCCCATGCCGTACATCATGCCTAAATTGATCGTCTTGGCTTGTTTGCGGCTAATGTTTGCCATCTCGGCAACCATGGTATGGAAGTCCATGTCCGGATTGTTCGTATACCCATCCACGAATTCTTTGGCCCCGCCCAGTGGTAAACCTTTCCACGTGCCAAAAACGCTGGCGTAGTGGGTCAAGATCCGTGGTTCTTGCTGCGAGTAGTCGATGGCTGCCCATAGTTCGCCCTCTTCTGGCAAAAACAAACTGCGGATCATCGGCCCAAGCTCTGGATCGCGTGCAGGGATCTGCTGAAGGTTTGGGTTCGACATGGACAAACGACCAGATACGGTGCCTCCCTCATCGCTACGCAACTGGTTGATATGCCCGTGGATACGGCAGTCGGAGCCTACAAATTTCATAATATTATTTATGAAAGTGCCTTGGATCTTATTTAGGTTACGTGCCTCGACGATCATTTTCGCAAACGGGTGCGGGTTCTCGCTGAGAAACGCCTTGGTGAAAGAGGGCGCGCCCTTGACCGTGCGTGGATAGGCAACTTTTAGCTGATCGAATGCTTTTGCTAGAGAAGTTGCCGCCCAAATCTCTACCTCAAAGCCCGCCTCTTTTTCGATATCGCGGTAGGTCTGCTTCTCTCTTTTCAAAAGTTGTTGCTTGGACCTTTCGCATCTCTCTAAATCGACCCGTATGCCACGGTAAGTCATGTCGATCAGGCAGGGCGTGAGCCGTGTTTCGAGATCGAAGATGGTTTCTAGGTCCTGCTTGTTAATTTCAACGCGGAAGAACTTGTACAGATCGTATGCTAGCCGTGCGTCTTGCTCTGCATACGGCCCCACAAACTGCGCAGGGAGCTTCCAAAGCTCACCCTTTGGGTCTACCCCGAACTCCACCGCAGCCTGCGTCAGAAGCTTCTCTGACTTCGCTAGGCCCAGATAGTCGTAAGACAGGGCGTTCAAGCTGTAGCTGAATCGGTTTTCGTCGAGCAGGGCCGCCATTACCATGGTATCGATGATCGGGCCGTTCACCGGCACGTCTAGCGCCTTGAGCCAGCCTAGATCGTAAGGTGCGTTGTGCATGATCTTCGGGCAGTCTGTGGATAACTGCTTACCCAGCCAACGCAGCACCTGCCTTTTGTCGAGGTTACCTCCACCGAGATGCGCAATAGGGTAGTAGGCTTCAAAGCCCTCCGTAGCCACTGCGATACCGACGACATCGCCGTCTTTGCGGGGCCAACCCGGACCCATCTGCTTGAGGTTGGGGTCACGTGTCTCTAGGTCAATCGCAATCTCTTTGGCACCGGTCAGGTCAACAAACTCATACGGTGCCGTCCATTCTGTCTCAGTAGCAAACAACGGGAACTGAAGCCTAGTTTCCTTCTGCATCGTCTTTCCTTGGGTCATCGCCCAGCGCAAAGCGCGTATACCAAATGGATTTTTTTAAATCTTCAACCGCATCGAACTTCTTACCGGCACGCCATTGGTACTTGAAGCTAGCGCAACGGCAATATATCTGCACTGCCTCTGGGCCGAAAGCCGCGACCATAGCATCGATACATTCAATTTCTGAGTCAGCATAATGGCTGGGTGAGTTAACCATGTCGCTCATAGCGCGTAGCTCCTGTAGAAATCTGTGGGTTCCAAGGTGTACAAATTCTGCCGCGTGCGCGTTACAGCCACATAGAACACGCGGTGCATGGAGTCTGGATCACTAGCCATACTGGCCTCTGCGGCTGCGGTGATGTCGGTAAACAGCACAACGTTGTCTGCCTCGCCGCCCTTCGCTCCGTGAATCGTAGACAGACGTATGCGCGGCTCTGCCGTCAGGTCCTCGCCCCGCCGCACCAAGGCGTTGATATACGCCACATCGACGTCCGGCAGTTTGTCGAGAGCCTCGTTCCAAGACATCTCTGGCTTTGCCAGCAAGCCGTTGAAGTCTCGCAGGTCCTCGTAGGTAAATAACGCATCGGGATCGCCTACGATCTTCTTGTGGCCACGTGAGACACGTCCGCCGTTGCCTGACATGAAAGAGTACATGGCCTTGGCTGCGTCGAAAGAGATCGGGTCACCGCTCTGCAAGCACCCCCACGCAGATAACGCCACACGTATTTTGTCCCTGACGCTGCGCACACCACCACCGTACTCGAAGTAGTAGCCCTGACTTTTTAAAAATTGCTGTACCGGTGCCAAAAAGTAATTGGCTTGTGCCAGAAAGAGCCACGTGTCTTCACGCATATCCAGTTCAAAGAAGTCAGTCAGTCGCTCCAGCTTGCCGTCTGCTTTCTTGGGCAGGTACTTCTTGGGGAACCGGCGCTTGATGCGTCCGCAGATCCGCTCTGCAATCGCATGAATGTTGGATGGGACACGGTAGCTCTGCTCCAGTACCTCGCTGCCGCCGTCCAAATTTATGAAATGCTCTACGTCTGCACCAGACCACTTGTAGATGGCCTGATCGTCGTCACCAGCGCAGTACATCCGCTCTGACCGCCCGTCGATGGCGTGCGCTATCTTCCATTGTAGAGGCGACAGGTCCTGTGCTTCGTCAAGCATCGCAAGCTTGAACTGTGGGCACGCAACTTGAGCAGTGTCCGCAAAAAGCTCCAGCATGTCGGTGTAATCAAACAGGCCATGCTTTTTCTTGTAGGCTTTCAAAGAGTTGGCGGCGTAATCGACTTCGATCCATGGCTGGTCAAGATCACTCAGGTTGTACTCGTCCTTGAGTGGATTCATCTTCAGACGTGCCAGTGTGATCAAACGCAGCAACGGGGTTTCTTTTTTCAGACTGTTGCTCAGATCCTCTTCGACCTCGTGCCGAGAGGACACGCTACCCTCCATGAAGTTGACCCCTGTGACCTTTTCTACCTCGTGATAATGCTCTGCTGTCATCAACTGATCGTTGCGTAGCCCCGTCAGATGAAATGCCAGACTGTGTAGTGTCCGGAAGTACGGCAGATCGTTTTTTGGATCAAGCCCAAAACGTTTCGCTGCTCGGTCCTTGGCCTCATTTGCCGCTTTGCGCGTGAAGGCAAAGAAAGCGATGTGCCCCGGATACGTGCCTTTTGCTAGCTCCGACTCTACAAGATTGAGGAGCGTTGTAGTTTTGCCCGTGCCCGGCGGCCCGAAGATTCTTTGCATCAGTGCAGCATCCCTTCTCTGATTTCAAAAGCTAGTTCAGCTAAATCTTGACTCGGAAACACAAAGACAGGGTTGCCTTTTCCCATATAGGCGTTGATCACATTGTAATCCATCCATTCTATTGCATCCTCGCGTTCCCAATTGTTCTGCTCCATTAGAACGTCCAAGCATTTCTGGTAATCGTAAACAACACGAGGCGAGTCCCATCCTGCTGACTCACCCACGCCCAGAATAGCTGCGTCAAAACCTTCTAAAATAATCAAAACGGTATCTCCTCTTCAGTGCCCCCAAAGCTAGGCGGCTCTATGCGACTTACAGCCTGCTCATGCGCAGGTATCTTCCACAACCGTACCACCTTACCTTGAATGCGTAATTGCGTTGCCTCGCCGTTCACGTCCCGCAAACGCTGCGCGATTTGGTGTGTTTTGTAGACCTTGAAGTTCGCTTTGATCAGGTGGGCCTCAAGATCTTTCAGCCGAAAGTAAGTCTCCTTCTGGTCGTCATCTGTCCATGGCCGCTTGAGTAAGATCTGCTCCTTCTCATCCGCAGCTTGATGCCCTGTACAAAACTCCTCCAAGTGATCGGCAAACTGCCCGTTGACGCTAACGTCTTGGCTTACTTCGATCACGTGGCCCTCGGTGTCACTCATTTCGTTGAGCAGAGCGTTGATACGCTGCTCCCACTGCGCTTTTTGCACGGTCCGGGGGAAAAAGTTCAACTGATCAACACATGCCTTCTGGAAGGCTGACTGCACCATCAGATCGTCGGTCGCAAGCTCTAATGGTTTGCCTTGAACGTCCAAGAACCACACAGGTGGTACACTGTTGTACTTACGCAAGTTGGCTATCTGTACCCCAGACGTGGCTGCATCGATTCCAAACTTACGCGTCTTGCAAAGCTCCGGGTTACAGTACGCGTTGATCGGGGCATCACGGCACTTGTAGGCGTAGTCCTTACGCTCTAGCTGCTTGGCAACCGTGTTGACTTCACCCAACGGCAGAGGTGGATGAATGAAATTCATGTTGTGGGTCAGGATCTCCGACTCCCACGTCTCTGGGTGTGCCTTGCGCAGGTATACCCCAAGATTAAAAAGTCCGTTGTTC